AAGCAGTAGTAGGTGGTGGCACTACTAACTACTTGACGAATGAAAGCTCGCTAGAGCTTAAAACAACGGTGGCATCGGGGGACACCGTACTTCGTCGTTCGCGGAGGCACTTCCCCTACCAGCCAGGTAAGTCCTTGATCATCATGGCAAGTTTTGTCGGCAATGCACCCATTGCTGGCCTTGTGCAAGAAGTGGGATATTTTGATGATGACAATGGCGTCATGCTGCGAGCTAATGGCACGAGCGTGCAGTTTGTTGTTAGGAGCAACGCTACTGGCGCCATTCAGGAAGATATTGTCAACCAGTCGGAATGGAACATTGATTCATTTGCGGGGCTTGATTTTACGAAAGCCAATATTTTTGTTACTGATTTGGAATGGTTAGGCGTAGGACGAGTGCGTTGTGGTTTTGTCATTGATGGCGAAATTCGCTACTGCCACGAATTTAATCATTCCAACAGTATTGATAAAGTGTATATGACCTCGGCAATATTGCCAGCATCATATCGCTTGTACAATTCTTCCTCCATTGCTTCTCCCGCTGTTTTAAAGCAAATTTGCACGAGCGTAGCAAGTGAAGGAGGTTATCAGCCAACTGGCCCTATTTACATCACGGGACGTGGTGCAGGCAATTTCACGGCAATCTCTTCTGAAACGATGGTGGCCGCCATTCGCATGGCAAGTGGTCGCACCGACAATGTAATCATTCCAGCTCAAATTGATGCAAGCATTGGAGGAAATCCTGCTTCTAATGTTGTTGCGCAATGGAGGCTACGGCTGAATCCAACAGTTAGTGGCACCTGGCTTGCCGCTGAAAATGGCAGAGGGAATGTGCAAACTATGAGCACTGGCACATTCTCTGGCGGCACGATTATTGGAGCTGGATTAGTGGCATCTCGCTCCTCCATTGAATTTGACCCTGAAAGCGGCCTAGGCCTTTCATTAGGGCAAAGTATCAATGGGACAAGCGACATTGTTATTCTGACCATTCAATGTAGCTCTTCTGAAGATGCCACTGGTTTAATTGGTTGGCGAGAAGTGGTGTAAATTGTTGTTGTCTGCATTGTGCGGCTGAGGAGGCTATCCTAGAATAAGTAAAATATGCAGTTACCATGGCGCAGAGGATTGTCAATTGGGAGCGCGAAGCTTTTTCTTCCTCTAGCGACATAGTTTATACACTACGCATGGACATTTTGGAGGCAGGCCTGTGATTTACCCCGCCACTTACGACTTTTCTCTGCTGCAAAACTCCACTTGGAAGGCTCAATTCCGTGTGACGCAGAACAAAAAGGAAGTGACTAGTGTGCAAGTGAGCGGAACGGTGCCCACTTTTACGGTGGGATGTCACGGCTTAACTGCAAACAATAAAGTTGTATTTACTGGCTCTAGCACTTGCGGGCTGCGAGAGAACGTTGTTTATTACGTTATTGCTGATGGCTTAACGTCTGATGCGTTTAGAGTTTCAAGCACGTTGAGCGGATCGAGCGTGACGATTGGTGGAACGTTTAGCAGTGCGCTGTATGTCTCCACCCCCATTGACATCACAAGCTATGTCATCGACGCAGACATCAAAGACTCTGACACTTTGGTGCAAGTGGCCACATTTACCACTTCCATCGTTACGGCTACTGACGGCTTGGCAGAGCTTTCCATCTCTCCAGCGACCACGCTTGGCCTAACTCCTGACGTGTATGCTTACGATGTGAGTCTTACCAGTTCTGGCGGTGAAAGGTATTACTGGCTAACTGGCAATGTGACTGTTGTCCGCACCTATTCGAGAACCTGATCAATGTCAAATGTCGATCTCAACCTCATCCCTGTCGATGAGACGCAACTAGCAATTAGTGCAGGCAATGAGACGCAACTAGTTCTTGGTGCTGGCGATGATGCGCAATTAGTAGTTAATGCAGGCGATGAGACGCAATTAGTGCTCAGCGCAGGCGATAACACGCAAATTGTACTTAGCTCAGTTCCCGTTATTAGCAACAACGGCTTGATGCTGGTAGATGGCACTAATAGTGACTTGGCGCTGGGTAATGCTGGCGTCCCATCGTTGAAGTTTAATGGCGACGCCAATACGGGCATTTTCAGCCCTGGCGCCGATCAAGTGAGCATTAGCACAGGCGGCACTGAACGCCTGCGGGTTGATGGTGCTGGTCAAATAGAGGCTGTATCACTTGGTAGTGCAGCAGCACCCACTTTTAGTTTCACTAGCGACCCGAATACAGGCATCTACAGTCCTGGCGCTGATCAACTGGCAATCAGCACGGCTGGCACGGGACGGTTGTTTGTTGATGCAAGTGGGAATGTATGCCTTGCAAAATCTCCCGCTGGGGGACCTACTTACTCCAAAAGCCTGACAATTGCAGCGCTAGACGCTTCTATTGCATTACGCGCAAACAGCTCGGGAGTCTACGCAGATCAAGGTATCTTCTTTGCCGTTGATGGAACCAACTATTCTCAGATTTATAACTCAGATATTGGCCAGTTAATCTTCCGAACAGGTTCAGGGCTTAGCGAGCGCCTCCGCATTACCAGCGCAGGCAACGTCGGCATTGGCACGAGTGCGCCTGCGACCAAGCTTGCAGTCGTAGACACTACAAACCAGTTATCCGTAACCACTGGCGCACAAGAGCTTATTACTAGAGTCAATAGCACAGAAGCTGCTTTATATACATTCCAAGCAATTCCTCTCAATTTCTACACCAGCAACCAAGAACGCCTCCGCATTACAGCCTCTGGCCTCGTCGGCATTGGTACAACGGCGCCTGGAGAAAAGCTTCACATTCAAGACTCAACTACTAAGGGGACAATAAAGCTTGGGCTAGATTATTATGGCTTAATTCAACAAGATGGCAATAATCTCAATATTGTTAGCAATGGAGATCAAGAATATCGGGTTGGCGTAGGGACAAATAATGGTTCTGGTAGCATTGTATTTAAGACTTCAACTGGAGCAGTAAGTAATACCGAACGCGCCCGCATCGACTCCAGCGGAAGGCTGCTGGTGGGGACGAGTGCGGTGTATAACGTAATAGCAGCGGATGGAGCGGTTAGGTCTCCTGGTTTGCAACGGGCTGCAACAACATTTGCAGACACAACAATTTCATCCGTCTTTTTTAACACGGCTGCTGGCGGAGGAGGCGCCATCTCGTTAGGGCGAAGCAATACAACAACTATCGGAACGGAAGCAATAGCATCTAACGGAGATGTAGCGGGCTCAATTAATTTTAGTGCTTCAGACGGTGTTACTCAAATTCGTGCAGCCGTAATTAGTGCGAATATTGACGGCACCCCTGGCGCTAACGACATGCCAGGGCGTTTGGTATTTAGTACCACTGCTGATGGTGCTGCCAGTCCAACAGAGCGACTGCGCATTGACAGTACTGGGCAAATTGAAGCAGGTTCGTTGGGCACTGCTGCGGCACCAGTTTTAACATTCCTGGCAGATCCTAATACTGGCATCTACAGCCCTGGCGCTGACCAACTGGCGCTGTCAACGGGCGGGACGGGACGTTTGATCATCGGCGCTGACGGAGGCGTTGTGGTAAATACAGGCGCTCTTACATTAAATGCAACGGGAGGAGAAGGCGGTCAGCTAGTCATTAACAATACGACTAATGCAGCGGCGGTTTACTATCTTGACGCCAGCACCGATACCACTGCTCGGTTATTTACTGTTGCCAATAATACAAACCTGCAAATTGGCCAACTTGGTGGAACTGGCGGGAACATTTTCCTGCATACGGGAGCAGCGGAGCGGATGCGCGTTACAGCCTCTGGCCTCGTTGGCATTGGGACGGCGGCGCCTAGTTTCAAACTAGACGTTGCTGATCCTGGAAATTCAACTATCCGTGTAGTTTCCTCTGAAACATCAGGATCAAGTGTCGCTCAATTCTATGCGGAATATGTAGGCAGTGGCGCATCAAATACACAGTTTACGCTCAGAGCTGGCGGCAATTACAGCGTGGCTGGCACTATAACAAACCATCCCTTTATTTTTTCCACTAACAACACCGAACGCGCCCGTATCGACTCCAGCGGGAGGCTTCTGGTGGGGACTTCCGCCAGCATTCCAGGGGCATTCTCGGATCAAGGACTTTTACAGGTCAACGGCGGTGCCGCCGCAGGGTACGCAGGCTATCGCTTCACCAATGATTCAGGTGGCGCGATTGCCTACTTCTATAAATCACGAAGTGCAACAACTGGCACAAATACTATTGTTCAAAACGGTGACATTTGCGGATCTATTAACTTCGCTGGCGCTGACGGCACTACATACCACCGAGCAGCAAGCATTACTGGAGACATAGACGGCACGCCTGGTGCTAACGACATGCCAGGCCGCCTCGTATTCTCCACAACTGCCGACGGCGCTGCAAGTCCGACGGAGCGGATGCGCATCACCTCCGCAGGCCTCGTCGGCATTGGGACGACGAGCCCTGGCAATCGTTTACATGTCAGCTCCTCAGGCGATGTCTTAAGGCTTGACTCCTCGTCAACCGATTGCGGCATTTTGCTGTTTGATTCAGTGGGAGGCTCACGAATCGGCACAAGATCCGCGAACATTATTTTTGATACCAGCTCCCTCGAACGCGCCCGCATCGACTCCAGCGGAAGGCTACTGGTGGGGACGAGCAGTCGCAGAAGAATCGGCACAGCATTCGATCCCAACGGCGGAGTGTTTTACGAATCAAGTGGCTCGGCTGCTTACGAGGCATTTACTGCTGCTGTAAATAGAAATGATCTAGTTGGACCTGTTTTATCTTTTGGTAAATCACGCGGCACTGCAAACGGCAGTAATACGATTGTTGTAGCTGATGATGAACTTGGAACTATTCGCTTTTCAGGGGCTGATGGAACCGACCTTGAAACAATCGGCGCATCTATTACAGCCTTTGTAGACGGCACGCCTGGCGCTAACGACATGCCAGGGCGTTTGGTATTTCGTACCACTGCTGATGGTGCTGCCAGTCCAACAGAGCGGATGCGTATCACCAGCGCAGGCCTCGTCGGGATTAATAAAGCTCCTGCTGCAGGGATATTGCTTGATGTAGAGGGCCCTATTCGCTCTACTAATGGAACGATAGATGTGCGTTTGCAGGCTGGAGCAGGCGGCGCGGCAGGAGTTGGCTCATTTAGCTCTGATCCACTTTTATTGATCACTGTTGGCAACGAACGCGCCCGCATCGACACTAGCGGAAGGCTGCTGGTGGGGACGAGCGCTTACGTTCAAGGAAATACTTACACAGCATCAAATCTTTTCCATATAGCTGGAGGGGCTGGGGTGGGCCCCCAGTTTTCAACTTATAGCGCTGACGCTTTTGCTCTTGGTATTGATTTTTCCAAGTCCCGCAGTGCCTCAGTTGGTACTGGAACAATCGTTCAAAATGGAGACGCGCTTGGGAATATCCTCTTCAACGGTCACGATGGTACTGGTTATAAGCAAGCCGCAATAATCACCGCCGCCGTAGACGGCACTCCTGGCACCAACGACATGCCAGGGCGTTTGGTATTTAGTACCACTGCTGACGGCGCTGCAAGTCCGACGGAGAGATTGCGTATTGATAGCACTGGGCAAATTGAAGCTAACGGTTTAGGCAGTGCCGCTGCCCCAACTTATAGCTGGCTTTCGGATCCAGATTCTGGACTGTACTCTCCAGGGGCAAACCAACTGGCGATCAGCACGGGTGGGTTGAGACGGCTGTTTATTCAAAACAATGAATTCAGATTTGGGGCACCAGATAATAATCCTGTGGTGTTTAATATCGGCAACGAAGCGACTGGAGATCGCGCTGTATATGCTGACCTAATTACCGACACAACTTATACAGATTTCGGGTTGCGATTGGGCAGGGAAGGAGGGGCAAATAGCACTTCATTTCTTTGGCATCGAGGTACTGGCGAATTTCTGTTTCTTACCAGCGAAGCTGCACCTATTAAGTTTTCGACAAGCAATGTAGAGCGCCTCCGCATCACAAGCGCAGGCCTCGTTGGCATTGGGACGAGTTCGCCAAAGGAAAGGCTTGACGTTACTGGGGGGCCTGTCTTAACACAGAACATTCCTTATGGCTCGAATCAAAACGCCGCCTACCTAATTGCGGGAACAACGTCTTACACAGGCGCCACTACAAACCTTGGCACTTACGGTTTACAGCATCGGTTTAAGATCGATGGTGGAGGCACTGCCCGCATAACTGTAGACGGTCATTCGGGAGAGTTCTTTTGTATTAACGACGTAGGCCGTGTAGGGATTGGGACAACAAGTCCTGGAGCATTACTAGAAACATCAAGTGCTGCTTCGGGTACGCTTAACGGCGAAGTTCTTCTTCAACGAATCAGAAGCAATGCTTCTAATAACGTATTTGTTGATATTAAATCTCGGCGTCACACCGCTGGATCCGACTGGACGGGCGTCGGTATGCGCCTTCAGCATCAAGTTGATGCTACAGCAATGGGCTTTATTGAGTTTAACTCACTCAATGGTGGCCAAGATATAGCAATCGGCACAGGCGGCAGCACTCGACTACTTATTAATTCAACAGGCCTCGTCGGCATTACAGGTAACGTCGGCATTGGGACAACGGCGCCTGTGGGAATTCTCGATGTGGTGACTGGCACCAATAGAGGTTATTTTGACGATTCGAGTGGCAATCTATTCAGATTAAATGCTGTTAATGCTGCAAACAGTGCCTACGCGCCATTGACTGTCAATGGGAGCGTTCTTACATTCCAAATAGGAGCCGCCGAACGCGCCCGCATCGACTCCAGCGGAAGGCTATTGGTGGGGACGAGCGCAAGTACCAATTTCATTGGGACTGCACAACCCGCATTCCTTCAGCTCAAAGAAGACGCGAATAATTTTGCACTGGGTCTGCAGCGAGCATCAAACGATAATGCTCCGCCAAACATAGCATTCAGGAAAACACGGGCCACTACGGACGGCGGTGTAACAGTCGTAGCAGATGGTGACACATTAGGTCAAATTAGATTTATAGGCACGGATGGAACAGGCGCCATTCAAGCAGCAACCATTCGTGTAGATGTAGATGGCAATCCTGGTACCAACGACATGCCAGGGCGTTTGGTATTCAGTACCACTGCCGATGGTGCGTCAAGCCCGACGGAGAGACTCCGAATCGGCAACGCTGGAACCGCCACTCTTACTGCTGCCGCATCAACTACTCCGCTAATTGTCAATATCGGCGCCAGTGAAGTAGCGCGTATCACAGCAGCAGGACGCATGGGAATTGGCGCCTCCAGCCCTGGAGACTTGCTGGAGATCAACAGCACTACTGACGATACTGGACTCTACATCAGGTCACGAGGGGCCAACAACAGAAAGGCCCATCTATTCTTCCTGACACTGAACTCTATTGGTGGCAATACTGGGGCAACTGTATTCCATGATGGCAGTGGACTTGCATTTAACACGGGAACAAACACCGCTGCTGAAGTTTTCCGCTTTGACGTAAGCGGCGCACGTTGCTACAACCAAGCTGCTCCCGCTGCAGTTAATGCCACTGCAACTCTTACAGTTGCAAACTTAAGAACTGGTATTATCACCAGCACTTCAGCGGCAGCCACTGACATGA